TAAAAGAAGAACCAAAAGAAGAACCAGTAAAAGAAGATGATTCTAAACTAGAGGAATATAGCAAAGGCGTTCAATCGCGTATCTCTAAACTCACAAGAAAAATGAGAGAAGCAGAACGAAGAGAAGGCGCTGCTGTTGAATATGCTCAAGCTTTGGAATCACAAAGAAAAAAAGACCAGTCTCAATTTAAAAAAATGGATACTGATTATTGGGGTCGATTTGAGAAAAATGTTAAAACTGGAATGGACTCAGCTCAAAAAGAACTGGCTACTGCCATTGAATCAGGAAACGCAGAAGGTCAAGTCGAGGCTAATAAAAGAATTGCTTCACTTGCATTTGAAAATGCAAAATTGGAGCAAAGAAAAACAACTGTTGAAGAGGAAAAACCTGTTCAACTTTCAGACGGTGGAAGATTACCACAGCAAACTCCACAAAGCTTACCTGAACCCGATCCACAAGCGGAAGCATGGGCAAGCAGAAACAAATGGTTTGGTACAAACCGAGCTATGACGTTTACTGCCTTTGAACACCATAAGGATCTAGTAAATGAAGGATTTGATCCTAAATCGGACGATTATTATTCTGAAGTTGATAAAAGAATAAAAGTTGACTTTCCCCATAAATTTGCTAAAGGTGGAAGTATAGAAACGTCAGGAACCAATCAGTTGGTGGCTTCAGCGACAAGAAGCGTAAGACCTGGACGCAACACTGTGAGACTCACATCTTCACAGGTAGCAATAGCTAAAAAATTAGGTGTGCCACTCGAAGAATATGCGAAACAAATAAAACTCACGGAAGGAGCATAATATGACAAAAGACGATACAAAAACTTCACGTGCGAGTCAAACACGGCAAAAGACTGAAAGGCCAAAAGTGTGGACTCCTCCATCTTCTCTAGATGCACCCCCTGCACCTGATGGATTCAGGCACAGATGGATACGGGCAGAGAGTTTAGGGTTTCAAGACACTAAAAATATCTCTGGAAGATTAAGATCCGGTTATGAATTGGTGAGAGCCGATGAATATAAGGATACTGATTATCCTGTAGTCACTGAAGGAAAATATAAGGGAGTGATTGGGGTAGGTGGCCTTGTGCTCGCAAGGGTACCCGAAGAAATCGCGAAGCAAAGAACTGAATACTATCAGCGTCAAACTGAAGGTCAGACTGAAGCGGTAGAACACGATTTAATGAAGGAAGAGCATAAGAGTATGCCTATTGATGTAAATAGGCAATCTCGTGTAACCTTCGGTGGTACAAAGAAAAGTTAATTTTTTAACTATTTTTAATCATCGATTTAAATTAACCGTTTACAGGTAAAACTGTAAACACAAGGAGTAAAACTATGGCTAATAGAAATGCAGCCGGTTTTGGTTTAATACCTACAAGAGTGCTTGGACAAGGTCCAGCAACTGCAGGTTTTGGTCAATACTGGATAGATAATGCTGATAGTACCGCAATATATAACGGGGAAGCTGTTTACAGCGCAGCCGGATCTATAACTGGTGCTCAAGGTTCAGCAACAACTGTAACGTTAGGTGTTTTGCAAGGTGTTTTTTACAACGCGGCTACGACAATTAAGCCAACTTGGTCAAACTACTTTGCAGGTGGTATTACTCCGGCTAATAGTGAAGATATACAAGCGTTTGTTTATGACAATCCGTTTCAAATATATCAATGTGCAAGTGACGATGCAGTAGCAACAACTGTTGCTGGAGCACATGAAGTATTATTTCAAACTTTTGGATTTAATACCACTGCAGGAAGTACTGCAACTGGAAAGTCATCTGCAACGCTAGATATCGGATCAACACATGCGACCAATGATACATGGAAGTTGCTGGGCTTAGCTGAAGATCCTGAAAATGAGGATCTAACAGCAGCTTACTGCTCAGTTAATGTTATTCAGAACTTAAATGAAATCATTGATAGCACGTAATAGGAGCATATAAACAATGGCAATATCAAGAGCACAGCTAGTCAAAGAACTAGAACCAGGTTTAAATGCACTATTTGGCCTGGAGTACAAACGGTATGAAAATCAGCACACTGAAATTTATACTGTAGAATCTTCTGACAGAGCTTTCGAAGAGGAAGTTATGTTATCAGGATTCGCTAACGCAGAGGTAAAACCTGAAGGATCAGGTGTTTCTTTCGACGAAGCACAGGAAACCTACACAGCTCGTTATACTCATGACACAATTGCTTTGGCATTTGCAATCACAGAAGAAGCTATCGAAGATAATCTCTACGATAGACTAGCTTCCAGATACACAAAAGCTTTAGCAAGATCTATGTCTAATGCGAAGCAAGTAAAAGCTGTAACACCTTTGAATAATGGTCTGTCCTCAGTGGCAACATTCAAATCAGGTGATACAGTTTCTCTGTTCTCAACTAACCACACAACTGTTAGTGGAACAGCAGTTAAAAATACTTTAACTACGCAAGCAGACTTAAACGAAACATCATTAGAGCAAAGCTTAATTGACATTGCTGGAATGACTGATGAACGTGGATTAAGAGTAGCAGCTAGAGGAATGAAAATGATTATTCCTTCTGCTAATCAGTTCGCAGCTGAAAGATTGTTAAAATCTCAAGGCAGAACTGGTACAGCTGATAATGATATCAATGCTGTAGCATCAATGGGAATGGTTCCTCAAGGATATAGAGTGAACAATTTCTTAACTGATACTGACAGTTGGTATATTGTTACGGATGTGCCTAACGGTATGAAAATGTTCCAAAGAGCAGCTTTAAAAACTGCTATGGAAGGTGATTTTGATACTGGCAACGTTAGATACAAAGCTAGAGAAAGATACTCGTTTGGAGTATCCGACTATAGAGGTATCTTCGGTGTAGAGGGTGCGTAATCCAAAATAAATTTGTGGCGGGACATAGTTCCGCCACATTTTGCAAATAAGGTAAGAAATGCTTAAAAAATTCCTAGTACAGATATGGGCTTATGACTATCACGCTAAATTTGAAGTTTTAGCGGGGGATAATCGTGAATCTATTGAACAATCTATCCTTGACAAATTAGGAGATAAGAGTATAAAGTGGGAATCAACGGGAATGTTTAGAGACACTCCCCGTAGAATAACCTATGAGGAGGTTAGTAATGACCGAAGACCTATACAAACAAAAGAGGTCCTTGGAGTTAGGGTGGCAGTATGAGTATAATCAACACGGAAAATATACTCTTAATATGGTCGAAATTGATGAGAAAATCAAAAGTATCATCACCCAGATCAAAGCTGAAGAATTTAAAATTGCTGATAGAGAAAATAAAATCAGTGATTCAGCTGCCCAAGTTTCTGTGGCAACTTAAATAAAGCCACATCGCTGAAATCGTACTTTTATGCAAGGATCTCTTGCACTCAATCAAAAAATAACATATAAATTTGCCACTATACAAATTTTAAAAAAAAATAAATGTAGACGCGTATAGTCGACATCCCCTAGGGACTACATTTATTATATTCTAGGAGGAATATTATGGCAAACACAACGTTTAATGGATCAGTACGATCTGAGAACAATTTTAAAGTTATCAGTAAAGCTGCATCCACAGGACTAGTCTCTGATCGAACGATCGGTGACGGATTGAAAGACTCTCGAAGATATTATCTTGATGAGTATTTTAATAAACTTCCAGCTCTTAACGCTTACCTACAAGGCTCAGAAACAAAAGACTGGGGCAGCATAGATGACGGCAATGAAGCAGCAGAAGACGTAACAGTTACAGGCGCAGCACTAGGAGACTTTGCTGTTGCAACAATGAGTATTGATGTTACAGACTTAACTATAACGGCATCAGTAACAGCATCAAACGTAGCTACAGTTGTTTTAGGAAACTTCACAGGTAGTGCGGTAGACCTTGGATCTGGAACATTAACAGTTAAAGTTTTTAAAGCTGGTTCAACAGCAACAGGCAAAAACAATAACTTTGAAGTACTAGGTACTAACATGACTACAGCGTTGGCTACTAGAAGTGCTACTTCTGCAGTGGTTACGTTAACAACAGCAGGCGCTGATCAAGACCAAGCAATTTTAGCTCCACACTTAGACAGTGGACAAACTGCTTGGACAGGTGTCAAGTGGGGTACTGAAAACCAAGTTACGTGGGAAGCTTGCATCAGAACAAGTGCGGCTATTGATAATCAAAATATTTGGGCAGGGTTGAAAAAAACCAATGTTCCAGAAGTTGCGACTGATACTGAACAAGCATATTTCACATTCTTAACGGATGCGGATAATTCTGGTCAGGCAATGACTGATTTTACTTTACTACACTTTGTTCATAGTATTGGTGGTACTGATTATATTAGTAGATTACCTATCACAGTAGCGGCAAGTACAAACTATCATTTGAAAATATCGTCTGATAGTAACAGAAAATTGTCAATGTTTGTAAATGGTGTTCAATACAACATTACAGGTACATCTGGCAGTACAGGTGGTACAGCGGTTGTTGAAGGAAACGATAAATCAGCAGCTATAACTAACGATGTGGATTTAATTCCATATGTTGGAATTGAAGCAAACGATGGTGCAGCAGCAGCACTAGATGTTAGCTATTGTGCAGTGAGTAGATTAATATTTGAATAATAATAGACTTAAATTAGAGCGGGAGCTTCGGCTCCCTCTCTCTAACAGGAGGAAAAATGGCAGACGCAGTAACAAGTCAAACATTAACAGATGGTGATAGAACCGCTGTTATGAAATTTACAAACATCTCTGATGGTTCAGGCGAAGCATCGGTAGTAAAAGTTGATGTTTCAGCTTTAAACTCAAATTCTCATACAGGTGCAGCATGTTCAAGAGTTCATGTTACACAAGTATGGTATGCAATTTCAGGCATGAGAATTGATCTAGAATGGGCCGCTACAACTAATGTTAAAGCATTAATTTTAGGTGCTGGAGTAACTTTAGAACCTACTAATGGACATTTTGATTTTAGATCTTTTGGTGGTTTAAAAAATACAGAAGCTTCTGGTGTAAGTGGAGATGTGGCTTTAACAACTTTACATCATACATCAAATGATGCGTATACGATTGTATTAGAGTTAAATAAATCGTACTAGGAGGTAGCATATGGCTAATACTACTTCCGGAACAGTAACGTTCGATAAAACATTTGCTGTAGACGAAATAATTGAAGAAGCTTACGAGCGAATCGGCTTACAATCTGTTTCGGGATATCAATTAAAAACAGCAAGACGATCTTTAAATATTCTTTTTCAAGAATGGGGCAATAGAGGTTTGCACTACTGGGAAGTAGGCGATACTAATATTGATCTAGTTGAAGGTCAGGCAGAATATACTTTTTATAGAGCATCGGGCGATGGAACAAGTTCTACTACAGCAGGCGGAACAACTGGAACTTCTACTTATGGCTTGGATGATGTTTTAGAAGCTACACTTAGATCTGATAAAACAGACACAGGTCAATCTGATTCTTCTCTTACAAAAATAGCTAGATCTGCTTATTCAGCATTATCAAGTAAACTTTCTAAAGGAACTCCAGCACAATATTTTGTTCAAAGATTCGTGGACAAAACAACTGTAACTCTTTATCCAACACCAGATTCAACAAATGCATCAAAAGACGTTCACATGTTTTTTGTAAAAAGAATTCAAGATGCAGATGCAACTTACACAGATGCAACAGATGTTCCATACAGATTTGTACCTTGTATGTGTTCAGGTCTAGCTTTTTATTTAGCACAAAAATTTAACCCCCAATTAGTACAACAAATGAAATTGTTGTATGAAGACGAGTTAACACGGGCATTAGCAGAAGATGGTTCTTCAGCTAGTACTTATATAACTCCGAAGAATTACTACCCGAATATATAATGGCATACGCAAGAGGAAAATACGCACAGGCAATATCAGACCGATCAGGAATGGCTTTTCCATACAATGAAATGGTTAGAGAATGGAATGGAATGTTTGTTCATAAATCTGAATATGAATCAAAACAACCTCAATTACAGCCAAGACCTCATGGTGGAGATGCACAAGCTTTACAAAATTCTAGAACAGATAGAACAGAAAGTACTGTAGCACAATTATTAATCCCTGATCCATTTACCACGTATGCAGCTTCATCAGGCATTATTAATGTCCATGCACCGAATCATGGGCTAACAAATGGAAGTACTTATAGATTTAGAGGAGCACCAACAACTTCAGGCACTTATGGTGATCCTGGTAGTTTTGATGGTATAGCAGGATCAAATATTGCATATAGTTCAGGTTATGCTATTACTACAGGTAAATATGTTAGCGGTGATAGAGACACGGATTTTACAACAGATTGGTTTTATTTTACAGTTAACACAAACACTGCAACAGCAGGTAGCGTGAAAGGAGGAGGGTTTCCGGTTTCAATAGGACCAGCAACTCTTAGTGCATAATGGCAGGATTTACATATTCAACACTTACAACAGCAATTCAGAATTACACTGAAGTCGGCACAGGCGTACTTTCAAGCACGATTACCGATCAATTTATAGATAATTCAGAGCTTAGAATTCAAAGAGAAATTCCAATTGATGCAGATCGAAAAGAAATGCTTGGAAATTTAACAGCTTCAAAAGATAATGTTTATGCTCCTGCTGGAACTTTATTTGTTAGAGGTCTTCAAGTTTATACTTCAACAAGTGTTGCAACTGGAACTAATAGCTGGTTTGAAAAGAAAGATATTTGCTTTTTAAGAGAATATGATACAGCTGAAACGACTACTGGCACACCAAAATACTATGCTATGTCAGGAGGAGCAGAAGGAACTGGTGCAACTTCTTCAGGAAGAGTTACAATTGTTCCAACACCTTCTTCAGCTTTTATGTACAAAATTCATTATAATGCTAGACCAATAGGATTGAGTTCAGCAAATACGACAACTTATTTAAGTTTTAATTTTGGAAATGGACTTTTATATGCATGCTTGGTAGAAGCATTTAGTTATTTAAAAGGTCCAATGGATATGCTACAATTATATGAACAAAAGTACCAGACTGAAGTACAGAAGTTTGGTGGAGAACAATTAGGTAGACGTAGAAGGGATGATTATACGGACGGCGAACCTCGTATACCTGTTCCTGCTCAAACACCGTAAGGAGAGAATATGGCAACACTAACAGTATCAGTTAAAGAAGCAATTACACTTAACAACATCGCTTATGGATCGGAAAGATCTTTAGATATTTCCAGTGTTAATGAAATTACAAAAAGAGTTGTAACTGCAAGTACAACAGAATGTGGATTCATAGGATTTATATCAGCCATTAGTGGTGTAGGTGTCACTGCAAACAAAGTCAGTTATGTTGCAGGAATCTTTGATAACGGCGACGTACGATATATTAGAATTACAAATTTAGATTCATCCAATCATATTATGTTAACTTTTAAAGATGAGGACAATACAGAATTTAGAATAAAGGTAGACGCTGGTCACTCGTTTATTTATCCAGGCGATAATAGCGGTGGCGTGGTAGATACCTTGAAAGCGGCAGGATCTGCTTTGGCTTCAGGCCTTGCAGATTTAACAGATATCACAGTGGATACAGATACAGATTCTTGTGATGTAGAAATTTTTGTAGGGAGCGCATAATGGCATCAACATATACAGGATTAGGTACAGAGTTAATGACTACTGGCGAAAATGCCAGTACATGGGGAACGAAAACTAATACTAATTTAAATATTATCGAACAGATTTCTGGTGGTTATATTGAAAAATCCATAGCAGGTAGTGCACAAACAACAACTTTAGCCGTTTCTGATGGATCAACAGGTGCTGAACTCGCACACAGAATTTTAAAATTTACAGGAACTATTACTGGAAATCAAGTTGTAACCATTCCTCTTGATGTTCAACAAATGTTTATTCTTGTAAATGGCACATCAGGTGCTTACACCGTTCAGTTTAAATATGTTTCTGGATCAGGATCCAGTCTTACTTTTGCAGCGACAGATAAAGGAACTAAAATTGTTTATGCTACTGCCGATGATGGTACTGATCCAAATCTTGTTGATACAGGTCTTGGATCTACTGCAGGATATGACTTAGATGGTAATGAATTAACCCTCGACGCTGATTCCGATACAAGCATTACAGCAGATACAGATGACCAAATTGATATTGAAGTTGGTGGAACAGATAGAGTTAGAATAACTACTAGTGCTATTGCTCCTTCATCAGCAGATGGTGTAGCTCTTGGTACTTCTGCATTAGAATTTTCAGATTTATTTTTAGCAGACAGTTCAGTTATTAAATTTGGTGCTGATCAAGATACAACTTTAACTCATACAGATGGAACAGGATTAACTTTAAATAGTACAAATAAATTATGTTTTAATGATACTAGTCAATTTATATACGGAGTTAGCAACGCTATATTAGGGCTTGGTGCAACAGACGAAATAGATTTAACAGCAACAGCTATAGATATTAATGGAACTTGCGATGTTTCAGGTACACTTACAAATGCTAGTACAGCCGTTAAAGTTGCTGGAACAGAGACGATATGGGTTCCTTCAAATGCAATGACTCCAACTGCATCAAATGGATGTGCAGACATAGCAGCAGTAGAAACAACATCTGGTAGACCTGAT